CTATTGATCTTGGTTTGAGCGCAGACAGAAGCGCCAAAAACATCATGCGCCAGGTGGCTAACCCTGCCAGGGCGTTATCTATCGCTATTACTGAGCAAAACCGCGCTATTTCATTTGCCACTGTTGAACGCTACAAAGAAAGCGGTTTGCAACAGATGGAATGGGAAGTGTCTGACCCTTGTAAGATCTGCGCCCTAAACACTAACCAGGTTGTAAACATTGGCAGTGCATTTAACTCAGGCGATATGCAACCCCCTGCACACCCGCATTGCCGTTGCGTATTGCTACCTGTAATCCCTGATTTTGGTGACGCTCCACTACCAGGGGCCACATTAGTCACGCCACCTACGCCTGCACTTACGGCTACTGATTTTCCAACTCCTAAAGAACAGATTGAACAAATTGTTTCAACTTTGGTATCAGGAGAACCGTTAGATGAAGGTCTAGCAATCTATGAAGCATTAAATTCACAACCATTTGAGCCTGGTAAATGGACAATTTTGCCGCGTATTGCCGTCAAGCCTGCTCTTGTACAAAATATAAGTAGATCTTACATAACCCCTATGGCCCCTGGTGAAGTGCAAAGATACTTCTTTGGTTCTAGGATTAAAAAAGTAGATCAACTTTTTCTTGATAAAGCCGTAATCTATAAAAGTGGCCCCATTGAAGTGCAATTTTCTAGTACAGGTTTAACTTTGACTGAAGCACAACGCCAAATGGTTCTTAGGGAAGTTGAAAAATTACAGTTATCAAATCCTAAATCACGCGTAGTTATACACATTGATAAAAACGCAAGCGGTAAATATGGTTGGGCTTTTGGTGGTAAAACGGATCTATGGGTAACACCTAGAACAATTACAGAGCCAAAAAGAGCAGAAGGCACATTTAAGATGCCTGCCACTTCCGCTACTACGCAATTTGAATACACCTTAGCGCATGAATGGGGCCATCTTATTGATGACATTTCAAGCGGCGCTCAATCTCCTATACGGGCAAACATAATTGCTAGACTTAAAGCAGAATACCCACAAGCATTTAGAAGCGGATATTCAGGCGAAAACTCTAAAGAATTCTTTGCTGAAATGTTTGTAGAGTATTACAGGACAGGCGGCACTACACCTAACCTGATGGTGCAGGCTTTTGCTAGAGAGTTTGGCTGGAAAGTGCCTGAACTTCCTGGTGGCGCACCTGCTTATGTGGCGGCTAAAAAACCTGCGGATTTTTTCAGCCCACAAAAAGCAATGGAACTAGAAGAAGGCGTACCGTGGCGGCCTGATGGGGAAAACCTTTATCTTAAAAAGGTATTAGATGAACAAGGGTTTCTTGGTAAGCCTAGAGTGGTTACAGCAGATGAATTTAAGAAGGCCGTGGACTCAGGGGCGTTGCCTATACACAGGGGCGTGGCTGGAGATACCCCTGAGCAAGTAGATGAATTTATTGCCCAGTTACTTACAGGGGATACCCCCTACATTGGGCGGGGAATGTTTGGTGATGGCACTTATTTCACGGATAAAGCCACAACAGCGCTCAAATTTGCCAAAGAAGATAGATTTGGAAACCCTATTGCATTTGGTAAAACCATTGAAGCGGCCCTGGATCCACGCGCAAAGATTGGGTATTTAGAAGATATACAAGATGAATTTATGGCTACAACCAAAATGAGTGAAGCCAGAAAACAGGCTTATTATGATCATTAAGGAGATGCCATGACTGAAGTAGAACTAAGCCGCAAAATGGGTATATTAGTTGCCTACCTAAATAAAAGGGCTATTGATCGCTTGTTTGAAGCGCTTAAAAAAAGCACTTCTTATGACACATTACAAGAGCCGTACAAAACATGGCTTACTGATCATTCAGCAATACCAAATAAAGATCTTAGGGCAAGAGCGCAGAAGGCAAGAAAGGCAAAGGTGTAATTAATGGAAACTGAAAACTGTAATCCACCTAAAGTTGATGATTGGTCGGAAGTATCAATTCTTGAAGTTGTTTTAAGCGCACAAGATGGCATACCTGGCGCTAAAGCAGAATTGGCGCGTAGGGAAAAAGAAGGCCAGGAATTAGATAAGAGCGCTGACATTACAAAGAACAACCCTAACCGTGACCCTAGAACGGGGCAGTTTACTTATGGCGCAGGCGGCCCGCAGTCAGGCGGCGGCGGTGCTGGTGGTGCTGAAAGCGGTGAAGCAGGAGCGGGCGGGGAAGGTGAAGAAACTGATTACCGTGGCTACCATCAAGCGCCTACCCGCGCAGATGGCTTTGGTTCACCTGCTACTGATGTTGAAGAAATGATGCCTGACTTTTATGAAAGGCCAGGCATTTACACAACTGGTTATCCAGATGCAGATAAGGAAAGCGTTAGCGTACTTACAAGGATCAAAGGTAAACCTGACGCAACTGTAACTATTTACAGAGCCGTACCTGAAGGAGCAGAAGAAATCAATCCTGGCGATTGGGTAACGCTTTCACCTTCTTACGCAAAAAGTCATTTAATGAGCAATGTGGAAGCAGGCCATGTAATTAGTATGAAAATACCTGCTAGAGATTTATGGTTTGATGGCAACAGCATTAATGAATTTGGGTATGACCCAGTGCCAGCAGGCAAGAGCGTAACTAATGATCAACCAGAATTACTACGCAGTGAAACAGATATTGATACAGTTAGCGGTAAGGCTTTGGACTTATCGCAAATCCGCATAGAATGGATAGAGGACTAAACATGGCAGTAGCACACTTCAACACAACGGTTTTAACAACGGCAACACCTATTGTTACTATCCCAACTGGCCTGCCATATACAGCAGTTCAAATTTGCAATGGTGACACACAAAGCATTTGGATTGGTGACAGCACTATTGCCACATCTGGCGCAACAAAAGGAACAGTAATTACGGCTGGCAGTATCTTTACAATCTGGCTACACGCTGGTGATGTTCTTTATGCAATTTCAGCCGCAGGTACAGCCGCAGGTGCAGTTACCGCAGTCTATTCAGGCATCTAAGGAGAACCATGAGCAACTTAACCACATCATTTTTTGGTATTGAAAAGGCAGATAAGAACTCTGACGGAACACTTACTGTTTACGGTAAGGCAACAGATGACGCTTTGGACATTGATAAGCAAATTTGTGATGGTGATTGGTTAGATCGCGCTATGCCACATTGGTTCAAATCAGGTGGAAATATCCGTGAACAGCACAGCAACATTGCCGCAGGCGTAGCAAAAGAATATGAATTGAAGGCTGATGGACATTACATTACCGCTTTGGTAGTAGATCCAGTAAGCGTTAAGAAGGTTGAAAATGGTGTGCTTAAAGGTTTCTCAATCGGCATCAAAAACCCACGCGTAATTCAGGACTCAAAGGCGGCTAATGGTCGCATCATTGATGGGCAGATTGTTGAAGTGTCGCTAGTGGATAGACCCGCCAACCCCAACTGCCAACTTGTTTTGGCTAAGTCTGCATCAGGAGATGAAACCATTGTGCAGGTAGAAGAACTTATTGAAACAGAAGAAACAGTTACAGATAATGTTCTACAATCTGAGGACATTACAGAAAAGGAAACGCCAGTGGAGAAGTCAATTAAGGTTTCAGTGCCTAAGTCTATCGTTGGCGATCTTTTGAAGTTTGATAAGGCCCAATTTGAAGCGGCGCGTAATGCGTTGGCTAGTCTTATTGCTGTTGAAGCAGAAGAAATTAAAGAAGGCCACAATGAACTAATGTCAATTACACATCTCCTTGAAGCCGTAGCACATCTACATGCTTGGTATGAAGGTGAAGAAGCAGAAGGGGAAATCATGGAAGAAGAAACAATTATTGAGCGCGCCGCAGATGCAGAAGATAAGGCAGAAGCAGAAGCAGAAAAGATGTGCGAGAACTGCAACAAGTCTTACAAGATGTGCAAGTGTGAGAAGGGTGCTGAGCCAGATCCAGTGCCATCTGAAGAAACATACGCAACACTCAAAGACACAACCATTGTTCCACCAGCAGAAACACCTAAGTCTGCTGAAGTAGATGGTCTTGAAGTTGCTGACATTGAACCAGAAGCACCAGCAGTTGAGGAAACCCCTGCTGATGCACCAAAAGTTTCTGCTGAAGATATTTCAACAGAAGAAGTAGAAGCCATAGTAGAGCAGGCAGTAAAGAGCGCAACTGC